TGAGGTAGACCAGAAGGAGATAGTACCTTGTGCCTTGAGATTGTTATACAACATCTCGAACGAAGCATCATCAGGCATCTCGAACATATACTTCACCATATTCTTATATGGTATCTGATACAGAGATGACTTATCCTCATGGTCACCAGGAAGGAAACCAATCTCTCTGGTAGGTACAAGAGACCTGACGATGTAAATCTTTTCGTAGGGTGACCTAGGGTCTAGAACGTCCAGAAGGGCGTTGTAGAGGGTGATAAAGGTCTTACCTGTACCAGCACAACCATATGCAACAAGGTTCTGTTGACTCTTATACTTCTCAAAGAACAGTTCCTGGTTCTCTGTAATTGGTTCCACCTTCTTGATATAATCAAGATTGATAGGTTTCTTCCTCTTCATCGTCTTATTGCTCATACCAAATGGTACGGGATTGGTATTACCAATACCTGCTTTCTTTTTTACTGCCATATGATGTTAATCGTAATGTTTTAGGGTACTACCTGGTTGTTGCTTAGCCTTTGTCATTACATCCTTCCATCCAGGATGTTTAGTATAGATCTTACTCAAAGGATCACCCATTTCAATACCTAAACAAGGGGCATTGTCTGGAGTGTAATATCTTGACCAGTCTGGATTGTCTTCACACCACTGAGACCAGTCATGAACACTCATCTGTATTTCTTTAGTCTCACCAGTGTCTTTGTGTTTGACGGGATACGTTGCCACATTACCTCCATAATGTTTGTGTTGATATTTATTACCACTCCAGAGCTTCTGAAATGACAGGAAACTGTTCTTTGAAAATCTCCTTACATGAATTTGCAATATCCATGTGTTCTTTCTGTGTACCATGTGCAGAACGAAGTTCGATATAATGAATCCAACTGCGAACTGAGCCAGTCATATACATTCTGGTTGGTGTTGCAAGTGGCAATACAAAGCGTGCACATTCCTTTGCGACACCAGCAGCCAACATCTGATTGTAAAGATTAGATGCAGAACTGAATAGAGTAATCATCTGACGGTTGATCTTATCGACCACCTCAGGGTCAAGATCATCAATACTATTCTGACGGTTCTTATCATCCTGACGACGAAGTTCAGGGAGTTCAATCTCAGAGTTCAACAGATTAGTACTTGCATACCTCTGTGAAAATTCTTGAAAGGTGAAACTTCTATGACGCAATACTTGAGCTGCAATACCTCTCGTAGTCTCAATCTCCATAGACATAAATGCCTGTTCAAAGATAGACCAATGTTGATGTTTGATGCAGTACTTCAGAAGACCTGCGAACTTCTCACTGTCCTGATTGTTTGGATTACTTACACGAGCACAGTATGCAATCTGTTTTTCTGCATCAGGTGTTACTGAGATTAGTTTGGCTTGATTCATCTTTACTTTTAGACTTTAGTTGTTTACGTTCTTGTTTAACTCTTTCGACATAGAGTCTTTCACCTTCACTAAAAAGTTCAGGATGTTTGAGAATGTACTTGATTGCTTTTTTTGTTTTCATGATTGAAATATGTATTGAAATAGGAGACTATTCCATTACTTAACTGGTTACCTTGTGAAACCCAGGTGTCTACACATTCGTAGATGTCTTGGGTAGTATATGATTCTTCTTCTATCTTGGTTCTTCCATACTTATTTAACAGGATACCAAGACACTGTTGACGAAGTTTCATTCGGTCTTCAGAGTATCTCCAATCATCATTCATCATCTTCAAATACCTCATCGTAATCGGGAAGGGGAGGAAGTGTTTCCTCAAGTTTTTCTGTGTAAGACTTAACATCAGAATAGACTTCTGATTCTAATGCGTCAACTAAGAGTCTAAGATTTCTTGTGATAAGTTTAAGTTTATCTTTTTCCATAAAAAAAGGGAGACTTGTGTCTCCCTAGTCTATCAGATAACTGAACCTGTGACAAGTGTCACTTGGTGTAAGTACGACCACGGTAACAAAATGTACCATGGGTTTCACTAGCTTCAGTACAACGTACATCATAATCTACACCACGATATGCGGTGTGATTGATTTGTGCGTCATGAAGAGCAGATGTTTTGTTGATCTGCGTCTTGATCATTTGAAGTGTGTTCATGAGTTTACTCCTAAAGTAGTTGGATTTTTAGGCCCGTTCCTTTAGTCGTTTGCGTCCCAATACCAGTCACATTGTGGCGCAGAATCCTTTAAGGTTTCTACTAACTCAACCTTAAGTTGATTACTAAGGTTAGCATTGTTCTCAATCCTCAGCATGATAGCATCAGTTTGAGTACAAGTGAGTGTTGTATAGAATAAAAATTCTAGCATGGGATGAACGCTCCGTTCCGCGACTTACTTGCGTCCCCTCAATGGGGATGAACGATAGGTCTATTGTAGACCACTATCCCTATTTAGTCAAGGGCACCATATTCTTCACCTTCCTTAATCAGTTCAGAGACATAATCTTCAGTCCCATCTATGGTCTTGACCGCAAACAAATTAGACTTCTGATATTTTTTTATCTTCTTATACTGTTTAAGAAGAGCCTGGACTTGATCGGAATCCATGTCCAGTCCTTCGAACTTAATATCAAAACCGTTACTCATTTTTTCTTCTTCTCTTTTTCTTTTGGAGGAGGATTACCCCATAGTTTAGGACTGATTCTTCCTTGGGCCTGAGTGATAGTTTTAAAATCACTACGATAATTATCCCAGTAATGATCAAAGATATCAACTTGCTTTGCAGCAGTTACAATATCAAAATGAGTATTTCCATCTTGAAGATACTCAATTAGATATGCACTGGTGGGTAGACTTTTATCTTCTGCCAGTGTTGGATCACAATCACTATGAATAAATTTTATCTTGTCACTCAAGATCTACCTCCCCATTGGATGTCGGGGTATGCAGATTCTACTACACCCTTATTAATTTTGTATTGATTCTCCAGAAGTTTATCTTTTACAAGACAAAGAAGATTTGCTTCAGTTGGATGAAGAACCTCAAGAATTTGAATGAACATAGACTCTCTACGAGTTTTAGAGAGACTGTCATTACCACCTTTCACAAAATGGTAAAGGTTTCTATACTCTTTACGGAGAGAACTATGATCTGTTCCTACAGGAACATCATTCTTCTCAAAGGGAACTTCACCTTCTGGAAGCATAGACACTACAGTGTCATCAAAGTTCCAAATCAAAAGTGTAGTTACTGCGTCACAACGATATTCTTTCAGTGCTTCTACCTTTTTTGATACGGTTCTTTGTGCAGAAACGTATTCAAAAATTTCATGAATGAATGGATTAGGTGGAAGTTTCTTTGGTGTAGTAACTTTTTTTGTTGATGTAGCCATGGTTATTAATAATTTTATTCAGTGTACAGTATTTATTTTATGATGTCAATGTTCTTCAGTACCAAAATCTTCTGGGGTATTGTCGAACCTTACTGCAAGAATGTCATCTGCAATAATCTGACCATTCTCGTCAAACATTTCTGGATGAGTTGGAATGTATGTAGAGTTCCTTTCGATAACGTATTCTTTAAGTAAGTAACCTATTACACCACCGACCAGTAAAAACATTACTGAAATAACTGTGGATAGGGTCAATGTGACTGCTAACATTTTAGTCCTCCGTTTTCCTTATATCAAAGGAGATATCTAAGAAAAAATGAAACTCTCTTTTACAGAGAGAAACCATCTTTCCAAACTTGACTTGAAAAGTTTTTGGTTGTTCCCTCCTGTTTTTATTTCTAAGAAGAAGTTCAAACCCCCGATTCATCTTTAGGGGTGACTCATCGTTATTTAGAGGTTCTTCCTTTCCTTCTTGTTTTTTTGTCATTCATGTACCTACCTGCATCATTAATGATACTCTCAAGATAATTTTTTATTTTACGGGCATCTGGTTTACCAAGGTGACCATAACCCTCTCGTAATTGTTTGTGAGTACTATCATCACCACCTTCTAGGTAACCTTCGAGATCTAAGACAAGAGATTTTATCTCTGCCGCAGTACAACTCATTAAGAACTCTTCTACAGTGGTTCTAGTAGATTTATTACTCTTTAGATACTCGTACATGTTAAGCATAAACTTACCCTGAAAGGCATAGTCTATTGTATGTTCGACTGTATCGTAAAGATCTAAATCCATCAAACCAAATTATTTTCTCTCAGGTATTTAACAGTTTCTGCACATCCGCCAAGGTTTTTACCATCTACTGTAATCTGTGGGAAGGTAGAACCCTCACCAAACTCGGTATAAAATCCATCCTTTTCAAAATCTCTACCCAATTTATACTCAACATATCGTTGTTCTGATAACTGTAATGCTCCTATTACTTTGGTGCAATAGGGACATCCAATTTTAGTATAGACTGCGAAATTATTTTTGCTCATAGTAGTATCAAGAAGGGAATTGATAGAAGTAAAATTGAAATAACAACACCTCCCACTATG